TCTTTCCATTTAAAATCCTCACTTTACGATTATTTATAATTATACCATAAAGTGAGGACTTTGTACACCTTTATTTTGCAGTTGCGGTATATTCGCGCATATCGTCTATCCGTGAAGAGAGATATGCCGCTTTTTTCTGTAGCTTAAATGCTAGGAGATTATTACCTTCTTTCTCTAATCGTTTTATATAATGTTTGAGCTCTTTAGAATCTTTCTTAAGGCGCTCGATTTGCGGACCATATAACATGGGATCTTTCCTCCTCGTTGACTGCTTACGACGGGTTAAGATATCACTCCTCCTTTTTTTAGGTCAAAAAGTAAAAAAGGATCGTCCCACAAAATGGGCGATCCTGAGTTTGCTATGAAAACATTATTATTGTTCTTCATAGAATTATTTATACAAATTCACATTTTGATAAGTCCTGGGAAAGTATCTGTCACTAGTTTTTTAGTTAGTCCTTTAAACTTGCCGGTGAACTCTTTATCCTTACATAGAATAAGAAGCTCAGCATCCTTAGGATCAATAGTCTCTAAAATACGAATAAACATAACTTCACGATGTGTTTCTGACTTAACCTTTGGTCCGCCTTTAACAAAGAACTTAAACCGCTTAACAATATGCTTACGCACATGGTCAGCTTCTTTTGGCGTTGTTTCTTTATATGGAGGTACGCCTTTTGGTATCAGCCATTCAATAGAATCATCAAACGCTCCTTTTAAAAAGTAACGTACATGAGGAGTATCATAGTGCTTTAGCACTTTACTCTTTTCTTCACGTGTCTTAGCTTCGGCTACTTTGGTAAAAATCTCATGTAGAGTTGGCCGATTAATATTTTCATTTATCATTAAAAATCCTCAATGCATTCAATTAATAGTTTACAGCGATTCTTAATAAGGTAGTTTAGGATCTTCATCCTATGTGGTACCTTAACAGCTTCTGATGTATCTATAATCGATTTTTTGATCTCTGCAGGAATATATGCAAGATCTACTAATAGTTGATTACGCTTGTAATTACGATATACTTCATCGCTCATATAGGATTGTAAATTCTCTGCATTATCAACATATTCCTGTATCTTTTTCTTAGTCATTGGTGACTGACGAATACTTTCAACAAAGGTGTCATCTCCGCTAAGAACATTAGGAATACCATCAGAGCTATCACCTTTAAGAACATGTTCAAACAGATAGCTATGAGGATTCTCATCCTTGATAAACTTTTTAGTCATAGGTGAATATTGTTTTACATTACCATATTTCTGTAGCTGAATAAAATCTTTGTCAGCAGAGATAATCATCACATTCTCATGCTGTCCAAACTCTTGTGTCTGTTCAACTAATGTACCGATAATATCGTCGGCTTCTACATTAGGAATATGTACAACCTTATATGGCATATTCAGCGATATCTCTTCACGAACCATATTAAGACACTTAAAAATCAAGTCAAAATCTAAACTAGATTCTGTACGGTTATTACGTCGTGCCCATTTATATTGAGGGAATACATCTCTACGCCAAGATCCACCGTCACATGCAATAACAACTTGTCCATACTCATCTTTATGCTTTTTAACATGCATACGAATAGAGTTAAGAATCATATGACGAATAGTGTCTTCATTCATATCCATTCGCTTTTGGTTAACAATGATATTACCCATTGCAATCCCATTATAATCAATTATCATCATTTTTGTTTCTAGTCTCCATTATCATCTCATGTATTATATCTAGTATTTCAACAAATGGATAGTTCGGATTTTCATTTCGAACCAATGCTCCATAGATTAGGTTAAGGATACATCCCATATCTCTAAAGAACGCCGGATCAAACTTAGGATTATATCCATATTCTGATAGCGTCATTAGTATGTCTTGAATGCATTCACCTGCCATATCCATCTCATCATCACGACGAGGTTCTATGATAGGATTTCTAATCTCACCATATGGAAACGGTATTACATTGTCATTATCATCTGTCATTATGTCACCATTATACACTATTTTTTAGTGGATGTACACAAGTTTTTTACATGGTTTCTGTGTATTTTACCGCCAACAAAGGCGTTGTAGTATTCATCTGGCTTTAGTAATACGTCGCGCACAATCTGTTCTTTCATCTCAAGGTAGGACATTTCTCCTTTACCCATACAGAGATGCAATATCTCTCGCTTGAATCTCTTATCACCATGTTCTTCAAGAAGGGTTTTTACTTCCTCTGAACTACCATGATAAGTTAGCCAGTCTGATTCAGATATTTTAGTGCGTTTTCGCTTTTGACCTTTTAAGGGTTTAAGCTTTATTTTAGAATAGAAGTTTTTCTTACCGATATACTTCATACCATTTGTATTATCAGTGACTATGTAAACAAATCCTACATAGTCACCAATATCTTCTGATGTAAAGGCATTACCTTTATATTTCCAAGTATTCATAATAGACCATCGTTATCACTTTAGTCTATTTATTCAACGTCGTCAAAGTCCATTTCTAGCTGTTCATTATTAACGGATCCATCGATATCAACTCCACATGATGGGCAATATTCTACCCGTGCATCTGGATCATCAAATTTTACATTAAATTCCACTCCGCAGTGGTAACATTGCATCATAGTGTCATACCTCCTAGTGCTTTAGATAGTACCCAGCCTTCAAACTCGGTGTATCCACCTATATATTCGTTTCCTTCAGATACTATATTTTCAATCTGAGGAACTGTTCTAGCATTAGGAAACTTATTTAAAAAATCCTCTTGTGTAATATTATCACCAATCTTAAAGATAGTATGTTTAAAGCCCTTCTCTTCGGCTAGCCTGATTGCTCTAAGACAATATGGACAATTATCTTTACTATAGATTACAATCATAGAGACATTCCTTTAAATGTATCTTCATTTACATCTTGCTTAACACCACCAATAACATAAGAACTAATCTCTGTTTCTTGTGGCGCAACTTGTACATTACCTCCACCGATCCATTTCTCTGTCCATGGAAGCGGATTAGCCTGAGGAGTACTATAAGGTGATTTAACTGCAAGCGTTTTCATACGCTTATTAGCAATCCATTCAATATAGTCGGATAGAAGTTTTGCATTCAAACCAATCATTGAACCATCTTTAAATAGATAATCAGCCCATTCTTTTTCTTGATCTACAGCAGCAACAAACATACCTGACACTTGTTCTGCACATTCAGTACGAATCTTTTCAAAGTCAGGATCTTCTTTAGGTAGGGTTTTGATAATAGTTTGAGATGCAGCAAGGTGTGTATTCTCATCACGTGCAATAAATTTAATAATCTTTGCATTGCCTTCCATCTTCTTTAACTCAGCGAATGCCCATGAACATGCAAATGAAACATAGAAGCGAACACCTTCAAGAATATTAATAGAATTGAGTGCAACCCATAAGCGTTTCTTTAATTCATATTTGCTAATAATAACTGTCTTACCATTTACTTTATGCTTACCTTCACCCAATAGATCATACCATTTCTGGTAGTCAATAAAGTCATCGTAATATCCTGAGATATCTTTTGCACAATCAACAATCTCTTCAATGTCAAGCATCTCATCAAATACCTTTGATGGATTAGCATATATATTACGAATAATATGAGTATAAGAACGTGAATGGATTGTCTCAAAGAATGCCCATGCCATAACTAATGGTTCAATCTCTGGTACAGATGCTGCAGGCATAAATGTCTCTGTTGGGCCACGACCCTGAACCGAGTCTAACAAGATTTGACGTTTTAAGTTTGATGTAAAGATATGCTTTTCAAAGTCAGTTAGATTAGCAAAGTCAGATCGATCTTTAGATACATCAACCTCTTCAGGACGCCAATAAAATCCTAGCATTTTTTCTGTAATCTTTTCTAAAGCAGGGTTTTGCACCTGGTCATATCGTGCAATATCAACACCACCATCAAAAAACATTAACGAATTCATGTGGGACTTTTCTTGTTTCTCAAAAACTGACATTCATTGTTCTCCTATATTGTGCAGCTATCGCAGTAATCATCATATTCAGCATCAGTACTAAAATCTGAACGTGTTAGTTCTGTTTGTGTATCATCTTTCATCTCACCAGATCCATCGTGTGTATTATTATAGTATAGTTGTTTACCACCATACTTATAGAACGTAACCATATCTGTAATCAATTGAGACATAGGTACTTTACCTTCATCAAAGTGCTCTGGATTATATGATGTATTAACCGAGATACCCTGATCAATATATTTTTGTAATACTGCACAAACTTTAAGATAACCTTCTGGAGACTTTTGATCCCATAATAGATCATACTTATTTTTAAGGTGATGATAGCCAGGAACAACTTGTGCCATAACTCCATCTTTAGAACCTTTATACGAAACTAATGCACGAGGTGGTTCAATACCATTAGTAGAGTTACTAATTTGAGCAGATGTTTCTGCAGGCATAAGAGCCATTAGTGTAGAGTTACGGATACCATTTTCTTGTATTTGTTTTCTTAAGTTTTTCCAAGGCATACGTTCTTTATGAGGTACTAGACCATCTACTTCTTTCTTATATGTGTCAATAGGAAGAAGTCCATGATGGTATTTAGTTTCATTTGATTTAGGGCATGCACCTTTCTCTTCGGCAAGATCAGCAGATGCTTTAATTAAGTAATAAGACCATGCTTCTGCATATTCATCAATGACTGATAATGCTTCATCATTATACTTAAGTCCACGCTTTGCAAGGAAGTATGCAAGATTAATGATACCAATACCTAATGGACGACGATTCATTGTACTAATCTGAGCTGCAGCCATAGGGTATTCTTGGTAATCTAGTAATGCATCTAGGGCACGAACAGCAAGAGTACATGGCTTCTCAAAGTCTGAAGGGTCATTGATCATTCCCCAGTTAATAGCACTTAGTGTGCACAATGCAATTTCACCATCAGGATCATCAGCATTCTGCAAAGGCTTTGTAGGTAGATCGATTTCAGTGCATAAATTAGATTGTTTAATCGGTGCAACTTCTGGTAAAAATGATCCATGCTCGTTTGCATGATCAACATTCATAAGATAAATTCGACCAGTATCTTTGCGCTCTGTCAAGAACTGAGAGAAAACTTCAATGGCAGGTAATACCTTTTTACGAATACTTGTGGCACGTTCGTACTTCTCATATAATGTTTTAAACTTATCTTGATCTGAGAAGAATGCTTCATATAGATCTGGCACATCACCTGGTGAAAATAGTGTAATATTACCGCCGGTCAATAGGCGCTCATACATTGTTTTATTAAACTGAAATGCATAATCCATTTGACGGACACGGTTCTCTTCAGTACCTTTATTGTTTTTAAGAACAACAAGATCTTCAAACTCAAGATGCCAAACAGGAAGATATACTGTAGCTGCACCACCACGAACACCACCTTGTGAACACGATTTAACAGCAGCAGAAAAATACTTTAGAAACGGGATGAGGCCCGTATGTACAATCGAACCATCACCGACGCGGCTGTCGACAGCACGGATTCTACCCGCATTAATGCCAATGCCAGCTTTTTTAGAAATATAACGTACAACTGATGTTGCTGTAGCGTTAATGCTTTCAAGCGTATCGTCTGACTCAATAAGAACACACGAACTGAACTGCCTCGTAGAAGTACGTACACCAGCCATAATAGGCGTTGGTAAAGAGGTCCCGAACGTCGAAATATCATCATAGTAATCTTTTACCCATTTTAAGCGAGTCTCCTTTGGATAGTCGGAAAATAGTGTTGCGGCAACCAACATATACAATATTTGAGGTGATTCAAATAATGTTTTAGTACGTCGGTCTTGTACTAGATATTTACCACGGAATTGTTCCATACCAACATATGTGAATGTATCATCACGATCATGTTTAATATAATTATCAAGTTGATTTAGTTCATCGCGGGTATAGTTGTCCATGATAGCATCATCATAAACACCCTTTGATACATTTTCTACTACGATATCAACAAGAGGCCAAGGCTCATGCTGGTTATATACATCTTTACGAATCTTATAGTTAACTAAACGTGCAGCTACATATTGGTAATTTGGAGTTGCTTCTGAAATCAATTCAGCTGCAGACTTAATTAATAGTTCATGAATGTCATAGGCAGGTATTTTATCGTATAACTGAATGTTTGCACGCAGTTCAATCTCAGAAATCGATACAGCTGCAATATCAGTGGTTGCCCATTCTAATACGCGGTGCACCTTTTCAAGATCAAACGGTTCAGTTCTACCGTCACGTTTTGTGACGTTAATTATTTTGGTGTTCATAGAATTCTCCGCTTCAATATGTGTATATTATACCACACTATTAGGCTAATGTAAACAGCTTATTCGCTATTTTCTTCAGTTTCTTCAGGCGCCACGGCCGTCTCGTAATATACTATAATTTGTTTTTGTTGTTCTATGTATCTTCGCAATTCAGCGAAGTTAAGAGACAAATTTTCATAGTCTTTTACTGAGATAGCAATATAGGCATCTGCGCCGTTTTTAGCTTCAAACTCTTGTCTAAACTCTTCGTAATTTTCGTTTGATACGACATATATCTTAATGTCGTTTAGTTGAACTTGCTTTGGTAGAGGTACTGTAGGTACTACAGTTTTAACAGTATTAGTTACTGTTACTATCTTCGGTTCCGGCCTCATCGAGCTGCACCCCATCAGGGTCAGTGATATCAGCAAGATCGTTCCATAATTGATCAGTCGCATTTTGCATCCTATTTTGAATAAGGCCAGGTCTCCTATTGGCCAAGTGAGTTAAATTATGTTTTTGTAAAGTACTTCTTAACTCATCACCATATTGCTCTGCTCGTCTAAGATTTACACTTAGCTCTGAGTTGAGCTCATTTAATCTACTGTTTTCTGATCTTTCAAGTACAAGTGAAGCTTCACTGGTTTGAACAGCTACTTCCATTCTTGCAACATTAGCCCTAGCGATTTCTAGGTCGTCTCTCATTTTTTTAACATATAGTCCACCAGATACTACTGCACTGGATATAATAAAAACAGCTGCTATTTTAATAGATGAAAACACATACTACTCCTTAACATAATCCTTAAAGCGTTTCAAAGGCTTTTTCTTTAGTTTAGCCTTCTTACCCGGACTCATATCAACACCATC